CTGAATTATCACCGCCTCGTGCGTATTAACACGGGACATAGAAGAATACAGCTCTTTATAATAAGAAATAAGACTAGCTGCTTTCTGTCTAAATTCGACGTCATCAACAAAGGGCGTTACTTCCCACGCCATATCTTGAATGGCGGACCATGATGACACTATAGAAACATGTAGTGCAGCCATTTCATAGGCCACATTATCGTCAAACAATAAAGGCCTAAAGGATCTATGCTTAAAACACAAATATCCAATACGTGTAAAATATTGAGCTATTTCTCCTGCCAAATCAAAAATGTCGGTTATAGTAGGTTTAGTTCTCTCTAAAGATTTTAAAAAACCATCGCGAAATAATTTAACCCCACATATGGAAAATTGCAAACCAGCTGTGCGACAGCTTGCAAATGATACGAGCATAGTTAAAAGCCGAAGGGCTAGCTCTGCAGCAGGAGATTTTTGCGCAATCTTGTAAATGTCAAAACTAGAATTGAACATAGAAATAAAGTCGTGAAATACACCATCGTCAGATTGCACTGCGAAATTGTTGTTAACTACGTCTCTAAAAAGATTGTTAACGTAAGGAGATAATAAATCAAAACCTAACGCTCTCAATGCATTGTATGTTATAGAGGAAAATTGAAGAAAAGATTTGCTCTCTCTAACGGATATCAAATAACATGTCCATACGTCAATGTTACTAGGATTAGGTCTCATAAGCGTCAAAGAACGCTGACAAGTTGCTAAAACATTAACAAACGTTTCAGTTCCAGAAAATCTAGACACGACCACTCGCTCAAAATAATATCGGCTAAGATAAATGTTGTACATGTCTTCGGAGAAGAAACGACGCATAAACCAACTTGGGCAACACTCTAATAAAATGGCTGCTGAAAATCTATATGCATATGCGAGACACGACAAAGAACAAATGTAAGCATACACTGAAGAATGTGTACGCTGAACTGGAATAAAAAATTGACGAGCAAAAGTTGTTACTTCGCGTATACCAAAATGGGGTGTCATTACAGCCCTATATGATGTGTTAGAGCCTTTTCTTGCCCTACCTTTTGCGTGTAAATTCTTTTTGTCTCGTTTATCTTTTTTTATTTTCCCAAAACTCCTGAAAGAATGTTTTAAGGATCCAAATTTTGGATCTTCGCAAGCCAAGCTTGCATTTTCCTCATTAAGA